TTTTTCGTGTCCACTACGACCACAAGCCATTTTAAGCCTTTAAATCGGGAATAAAGGATGAATATTAAAGCGTTTGTGGACACTTTTGTGGACAATTAACATATGTTTAACGTCCAAGTGTCCACAATTTTTAACATTGTTATAAAAATATACATATAGTTGTATAAAGTTGTTTTAACATATCTTAATGGAATTGATAAGATTTTGCCAAAAATCCCCAACCCACCCCCGATAATCCCTAAAAAAAGTACCGACGAATACATTTTATAACTCAGTTATACCTCACAACCAATCAACACAACAACAGGCCGTTGCGGCACGGCACAACGTGAACAAAATACCACACCACAACGGCACAATGTAAGCTTTATTCCCGTCGTCCATTATAACAGTCAAGGCATTCCTCGCCCCATTGTTGCGAACATTCTACTTTTTCTCCACAACAAAAAGCCATTTGGTCTTCATCAAACCAACCCCCACAACTGCGGCATTCATGTTCCATTTTCATCACTCCTTAGGCATTATATGGAATGCCATACAACCATCACGTTCTATTTTCACAGTTACCGTTTTTGTATCAGAGTCGTATGTTTGCAGTGCCTCGTGGCAATGTACGCATCCTTCACGTTCCAAGCAACCACTTAAGCTTATTGCCTGTTCAACTTCCATTTCTACAATCTCTTCTCTTGTTTCCATTTTCCATCAACTCCTCAAATCCTCTATTAAAATCTCCAACATAGCGTCCAATTCACCTATTTTGAACGCCACCCTATTTTGAGAATATGTAAGGAATTCTTTCCATATCTCATCAAGTTTAACTTTTGCCGCTTTTATTTGTTCTAATTCTTCTTGATTCACGTTCTCACTTCCTGCCCCTCTGCGTCAGAGGCAATACCACAATTCTGCCGCAGGTATATATAGTTTGCGTTTGATATCGGACATGATATGTTTGATGTTGGACGTGGTGTTTGGCATCAAATATATATTGTGGTGTAGGCAAGTAACAAAGTGTTCAACTATCGACGAAACAAAGCAGGCAGGCAACAACGAAAAAATAGGTAAAGGGCTTTTTAGGATGCGTTGATTGTCGAAGGGGGGGATAGTTAAGGATACATTCTTGTTATAGGGAGGGTAAAGGGTACACTAAATTTTTTTGAACCAACCAAACCTCGTTCGAAGCCACCAGTTCCCCCAGAATCGACGTTCCCATATCACAGAACACAATACACCCGCACACACTAAACTCGGCACCAGCGCAACCTCACCCCCAATAACGTTGGTGTACAACCCCCACCAACAGGGTAGCACTGTTTTAAACGATGCACCGAGTTTATACCACCGTGCCAGGGTGCAAGGCAACTATATATCTAATACTATATAAATCTTTCCCCACATAATACCTTATTACGGTACTATATCCACAAAATTATCGTCATTCACCGAAACATTTATATAGGATTAACGTTGATAATATAAGCGTTATGGCTAAGAAAAAAACAAATTCTATAAATAAATATCTTAATCAGCTTCTCAACGAGAACCCAGAAGCCGTTCAAAAAAAGTGGCCTGAAATCAAGACTGGGGCGATGCAGGTCGCACTTGCCATATTCAACAACATGAGAAACGGCGACACCAAGACCATCAAGGACACCATAGACAGGATGGATGGGAAAGCAGTAACGCCGATGGATGTCGAACATGATATTGAGGTAACAATCGTCTATGACCAAAAAGATTAAGGTCCATCTGAAAACGCCCCACAAGAAGCAGGAGGCATTTGTCACCTCAAATGCACGGAAAATAATAATCCGTGCAGGCAGGAGGGGCGGGAAGACCACAGGCATAGCCATCAAGGCAGTGCAGGAGTTCATGAAAGGCAAGAGGGTGCTTTACGCATCCCCTACTATAGAACAGGTGGACAGATTCTGGATTGAGGTGACCATGGCCCTAAAGGAGCTTGTGGATGCAAAAATCGTAACAAAGAACAAAACTTACCATACGTTGACAAATGTTAAGGATGAGAGGAATCGGATAAAGGCGAAGACGGCATGGAACCCCGATACGCTCCGAGGGGACTTTGCCGACACCTTGATTCTTGATGAGTTCCAGCTTATGGACGAGGCGATATGGGACGAGGTCGGGGCGCCGATGATGCTCGACTACGACGGTCAGGCGATATTCATATACACCCCCCCCTCCCTCCTTTCGTCAGGGGCTTCAAAGGCACGGGACCCACGCCACGCCGCTAAGAGATTCAAGGAATATTCGGAAAGCGAGGACGAGGACGAGATTGCGATTTCATTTACTTCCCACGACAACCCCCATATCTCGCAGAAGGCATTGTCCACAATATCACGGAACATGAGCAAGTCGGCATACCGAAGGGAAATCCTTGCAGAGGACGACGAGGGCTCTGACTCGTGGCTCGTTTACCGTGCTTTCGACGAATCGGTGTGCAGGATACCGAGATTCCCGATTCCTGATACATGGCCCCGTTACGTTGGGCATGATTTCGGGGGGGCGAACCCCGCCGCCCTATTCTTTGCGCAGGACCCAGCGACAGGATTCTTCTACGCATACCACGAATACCTGCCTGGAGGAGGGCTTTCAACCTCCCAGCACGTGGTCAACTTCAAGGAGATTACCAATGGCACAAACGTATTAAGAAGAATGGGGGGCTCCCATCAGGAAAACGAGATACGGGAGGGCTACACGGCCCACGGATGGCCGATACAGGAACCCACCATATCAGGAGTAGGGGCGCAGATGGACAGGGTTTGCGGGCTCATGGAGCTCAACAAGCTCTTCATCTTCGAGGACTTGGTGAACTACCTTGATGAGATAATGAACTGCCTGTGGGTGCTGGACAAGGAAGGAAGGACTACAAATGAGGTCGCCCACAAGAACAAGTACCATCTTTGCGACTGCGCAAGGTATATCCTGTCAAGCTTCACGCCAGAGACTGTGAAGCAGAAATCAAACAAGAATTATGGGATAAGACATTTTTATTGATGTGATTGAATGACTGAAGAAACGCTTGAGCTTATTAAGAATGCAGAAGGAAAACTGTCGACACTGTGGTCGAGGATGGACAAGGATGCCGAAATAGCGAGATTGAATGAATACACGCTTACGGATTCCAATGGAAGAAGCATACGGAACGTGGTCAGCGTTACCATGAACGAGCCTGCCGTATTCCTGAATGCAATGGTATCCATGATTCAGGAGTCTATATGGCAGACAAAGGTAACTGGAGGGATAACCCCCAAACAGACCGTCAAAGTGGAGAAGTTCATCAACGAGTCCCTGCGCCTTGCCGACAGAAGGCTTCTTAATATGGGCGAACCCCGTCTTTTTCCATTCCTGTCAAATCACATCTGTTTGAGGGGGTGGATAGGCGCAAGGCTCATTACACAAATCGACAAAGGCAAGTACATACCTGCAATAATGCCTATGGACATGCGGTACTTCGTGTATGAAAGAGGGGCTGAAGGACTGCTTTGGGGTGCGTACAAGACACAACGGTCGGCGACACTCATTGAAGAGGAATACGGCATAACCCCTGAAGACGATATCGTGGAGGTAACGGACTTCTGGGACTCCGAGAAGGAGGAAGTGTACATCGGCGAGGAACTCGTGAAAAGCGATAAGCATAAATTGGGATGCGTACCGTTCGTGATTCAGGCTTCGCCATCAGGATTCATGCTTCGGGACCAAGGCTACATGGAATACGAGGGGGAAAGCATATTTGCCCTAAACAGGAACATGTATGAGGAATACAATCGCCTTATATCTATAGACCAGACCCTTGCCATGAAGGCTGTTATGCCCCCATACCAAAAGGTTCTGAAGGATGAGAACTCAAATGACCTTTCCCTTGAATACCCTGACGCCATAGGAAGCGTATCTGTTGTGAAAGAGGGGGAGGAGTATCAGCTTATACAGCGACCCGACATCAACAACGCCTCAAGGATAGCCCATCAGAACATATCAGGGGGGCTTCAGAGAGGGGGTGTCAATGACATAGACCTCGGGAACACCACTTTCCCGACATCAGCGGTATGGATTAGCGAACAGACGGACATCAGGAACAAATTGCTTGCCCCAAGGCTCACGGCACTCGGAATGTTCTATGAACAGCTTTCAAGGCTTTTGATAACCGAATTCGTCGCTGGCGGGAAAAAGCGTGAGGTCGATATAGGAAGATTCGGAAAGAAGCTCAAGTACACGCCATCAGACCTCGGCGACCAAGACGACTATGATATTGAGTGCAAGCTTATGTCGCATACCAAGAAACAGGAAATATCAAACATCACTGTTGCCACGCAGGCACGTGGCATTGTATCAAGGGACACGATAATTCGGGACATACTTTCCTTCGAGGACCCAGAAGGCGAGATAGCAAAGCTCGAATCGGAGGCGGCGGAGGAAATAGAACCAGCTCTCAAGTTCTTCAGGCAGGCTTGTTCGTTGTGCGATGAAGCCGATAATGCGCAGGACAAGGAGGTCGCTGACCAGAAACGGCTTGAGTCTATGCTCCTTACGGAAAGGGCGATACTGCTAATCAAGATGGGACGACAGCAGGCGCAGGCACAGACACAGGGACCTACAACACCTACAAGACCACAAACGCCGAATACCGTTCCACTTAATCCCCAGAAGAACACCCCGAAGAAAGGAGCCGACAACGGACGCAACTTTAATATGGAACTGGGTGGACGTCCACCAAAGACAGGAATTGGAGGTGTGGCGACATGAGTGTTAAATGGAGTAAATCCGAAGTGATTAAACGAATGGAAGCCGCAATATCATACGGGACCGAGAATACAACTTCGGCACAGGATGTATTGGCACCGTTATTGAAAAAAGGTAAGTGAAAATGGCAAAGATTACCCCAGAGGACAT